AAATACAGCATGATTCGGAGTATCTGGAATGATAGTCGTCACACCACCTGCGATGGTATCAGATAGCCAAAGCAAATCGCCTGCCACGAAAGCGGAAGTATTTAAATCGCTTAGCAGTCCATCTGTAGCGATGTCTCCGTTTGCGTTATTTGATATATTTAAAATAATTAAGCCGATGGTTTTGCTAGACGTCGCCTCTGAATTAGCTTGAGCTAAAACTGCATTCGGTTTGTTTCCTGTGTTCCCATTTAAATATACAACCTGTCCTTTTGTAAGTGTGGCACCTGTCGCATTGTGAACCTCAGCTTTAAGCAATGACGCTGCAGTCGTTCCTCCGATTTGATTTCCGCCTGCAGTTACGCCGTCGCCAATAAAAAAGGATTTTGTATCGGTAGTATAAATAACTTCGCCCTCTTCAAAAATTACTGCGAGCCTAGCCGTATCCGTTCCTCTCCTAATTTTTATCGCCATGATTCAAAAATATAATTATTTAAATTTTATTCTGTTACAAATCCGCCCGCATCAATGAAGCTGTTTTTCATGGTGAATGATCCGCCGTCAATTAATACGTTTGAGTTTGTCGATGGCTTTGCTTTATTATCTGCTATGGCCCAATATGTAGAGCCGTCGCTTTCAATGATTACAGATTCATTTAACGATGTCAATGCATAGGACTCCAATCCGTCAATAGCTCCGTTTATAGTCACGCTATTAGAAGCCTGTGATTTTTTTATAATAAATTTCTGGCCCTTAACCGTGTTAGCGGCTGGAAGGTTTAATGTGACGTTGCCGCTCGATGTGTCGCAAACAAAAATCTCTTTCTCTAAATTTACTGAATGCGTTCCTGTTGTTAAGTTAACCGCTGCGCCTGTTTCAAATATTTGAAATTCTGAAGTATAATTTACAGGATCATATTTTATATTTACATTATATGTAGAGTCAATGTTTGGATTTGTATTTCCTTTATCATAAAAAATGGCTTGAGATACACTTTTGTACATAAAAGAGTCAACTGTATTCATGCTTTTAACATCAGACTCAAGAGATTGGACGCGAAATTGTAGCTGATTTTTTGGATCGTTATTATAAATTATCTCGCCTCCTGTTACTGCGTCATAATCGGCGTAAAGTTTTAACCATTCGCCGTCATAATTTTCTGAGCTTGCGCTGTAAGTGTAGCCATTATTTACCCATGCAGATGAATCAAAGAAAAGCGTTTTTAAACCGTTAAATGTTCCGTCATCCCTCACGTTGCAATTAATGGATTTTACAGCTTTAGCATAGTAACCCAGAACCTGTTGAACTAAAATCGACTCAAATGATCCTGTGCCTGTGCCAGGTGCAACCCAATTTGCGGAATTCTGCCAGGTCGTTCCATTGTAAACCTGAATAGTGCCTATGCCATCGGCTCCCATGGCATCATAAAAATAGGATTCTAAATCTATAATTTTAGAGGCTTTAGTATTTATTGTATTGGTATAAGTTTTTAAATTCTCTGTTATTTCTTGATAACAAGTTATTGAGCCTGTGAATGGCTCGTCAACCATTCCATAAGATCCAGGAGTCATTAAATTTCTGATCATGTACATATCAAAATAAAAATCAAATCCTGTTATAAGCCCATTATCTGGGACGGAATATTGACCGTAATAAGATGTTGACTGAGGCCCTGGCCCTTTGTCCAATTTAATGTCTGTATAATTGATCGTAGCGGTTAGCACCCATGCACTACCGTTCCATACATAAGTATTCCCTGAGATTCTCTCAACGGCCCAGGCTTTTATTTTTAGAATATAAATATCCCTTCCGTTATGTTCAAAAACTACTCTGTAATCAAATTTTACAGATTTGCCTTGAGTCATTGTCACAGGCCCTATAGCCAAGTGAGAATTATTGTAGGGAGTCCGCCATGGTTTGGCTACTTTTTTACTTACCGCTTTAAATGTTGTAAGCTTAACGTTCTTTATTGGTGGCTGATATGAATGAGTAGGGAACGCTTGAAAGAATGGGCGCTCGTCGTTTTGAATAGTATGTTCGTGAACTATGCTTGCATTCGTTTGAGTTAGCGCCTCAGATGTGGAATAAATATCGTAAATTATTGCTTGAGTATATGCCGCATATTGATGTATAAAAAACATCCCATTTTCTAAAATAATATAAGCGGCAAAACTTCCTAGCACTCTATTTAAAGCCTCTAAACATGTTATATTATCTTCATTCTCATTATCACTCTGTCTAACTATCGCAGTGGTCGGATCATAATTCTCAATTAAACTAGATGCATTTATTCGCATTCGTGGCATTCTGTAATTTGTGCCTGCGCTTGTTTCGTAAGTTAACAAAGCATCGGCCACAAAATAACCCGAGCGACTTATTGCCGTCCAATATGCGTCTAATTCTGTAGTCTTTAAAATGGAAGTAATTAAATGAAGCAATGTAATTTTTCCACTTGTAAACCATGACGCCTGAATTTTATAGTTATCCAATAGAGACAATGTGTCAACAGATGTTATTTCGTAAATTCGTTTTCCCTCTACAGAGCTGCGCTGCCACGAAAATAAGTCTCCCAATATTCGCCCAATCCAAACAACAGTATTGTTTTTATAAATAATCATTGCATGGCTGCCCTCCTCATCGATAGCCATGTCCTCAAAATATGCCGCGTCTGTATTATTATCTATCGCAAAGAATGCCGTCGCTTTCGATTTCTTTACTCTGTTTTCAAATAACAAATCGCCCTCTCCCTGTCTCTCAATTTGATAGCCTTCGCCAACAAGTCGCAGCTCAGTTCCTGAGCTTGTGGATCCGCTCGGAGCGTCCCATATTTCAACTCTATGAACCACTCCCGCAATGGATGTGAATTGACCGTAATATTTCCTAGCCACGAGCTGAATCCCTTTCGTATTTCTTAACTGCTAAAAATAAATCTCTCCCATCAAAACGAGTTTCTGCTATATATCCGCCCGAATCCCCGCCGCCGCCAATTAAAGATTTCAATTTATCCAATGGAGCTATGACTTCAGGATTACTAGATGCGCCTGGGTATTCACCCATAAGGCCTAATGTAGGGCCCGAAACGATACCACCATCCGCAAACGCTGTGACTCCGCCCATCTCAGTATTACGCACTATCGTCGCAGTCGCAACCAATGCCACACCCGCCGCAATAGCTAGCGCAGGATTTAAACTTGCAAAGGCTGAATTAAGGGCCAACTTTGCGACTCCGTAAGCTATCATAGCCTTACCGTATGCCTCAATAAATCCAGCTATTGAACTTAGCACCGTTTGAAACGCGGCGTCCATAAAGGATGCGCCTTTACTTATCGAGTCTCCCAATGCTTTGCCAATACTTTCAAAACCTCCCTGAGAAACCGACTGAAATGCGCTATTGATCGACTCATTAAATTTCTTTGTTATGTCGTCAACTCCTGTTAACCCTTCGTTTAATTTTGCCTGTAAATCCAGAATTTGTTTCTCAACCTCCGCAGTGTTTTGAACCCCTCCCTCTTTTATTGCTTTAAGCGTATTTTGAGCGCGTTGCAATTGCAGTTTTAAGATAGCAATATTATACTGCTTTTCAGTTAAAAGCCCATTTTGAAAATCCTGAGTCGCTGCATTCTCTTTTAATTGATAATAATTATTTAAGTTTTCAAGTTCCTGCTTATTTGCCTGGTCGACAAAGGACGCTTTGTCTTGTTCATTTTTGTAATATTCGGCAACTCTTTTTTTGTTGTCCTCTATATCTTTATCTTTTAAATCGCTCTGTTTTGCTATAAAATTATCTAAATTTTGAGACTGCTCATTCTCGATAATTTTTAAATTGTTCGCTAATAACTTAGCGTTTTTCTCTTCCTCGGGTCTGAGTTTTTCCTGCTCTACTAAATATTTAGCCTTCTCATCTAGTATTAAATTTGCAGAATCTAATTGAATTTTCGCTTTATCCGCCTCAGTTTTTGCAGTCAATAATAAAGCAGACTCTTCCGCTTTAAGATTTGAAATAGTTAAATCGAATGAGCTCGCAAGGTTGTCCTGTTTTGTTTTTAAAGTTTTGGCAGATAATGTTTCCGCAGTTTTTATTTGTTTGCTTTTTGACTGCTCATCAATTTTGCCTATTTTCTGCTTTAATTTTAACTCTTCGACAACAAGCGTGTCGTTATTCAATGTTAATGCTTTTACTTTTGCTTCGTAGGTTTTTTTGTCAGATTCTGACATTTCAATACCTAGAGCCTTGTTGTCTTTTATCCTTTGTGCAAAATTATTTTGGACCTCTTTTAATTCATCCTGTCCAGCTTTTAAACTTTGTGAAACTCTTTTTAATTCATTCCGAGAAAATTTTTCCTCGCCCTGTTCTAGCTCCTCCCTTTCTCTTTTGAGTTTTGCTATTTCATCATTATACTTTTTTTGTTCTGCTATTGCTTCCTTTGTATTATTGGCCGTGTCGCTAAACGCGCCCGCAAGTGATGCGACCAACACAACCGCTGCGCCTATTCCCGTCCCAATTAAAGCAACTTTAAAAGCATTCATCGCAGAGGCTGCTGCATAGGTTTTAATTGCTAGTAATTGCTGGCCTGCAGCAACTAGCCCCGTCATAAATGCCGATTCTTTTTGAAGTACATTCTGCACAGCTTGGATGCCATTTAATAAAGCAATGGCTCCCTGTACTTTCTGCAATGTCTTTTTAAGCTCCTCGTTTTCAGATCCAAACAAAGCAGCCGCACCCTCGGCAATAGCGAAGGCTCCCGCAATCCCTTGGGCCCCCGAAATAACGGCGTCGATTCGGCGAGTGTCTGAGCTAAAATAATTAATTTGAGCCGATACGTCTCCGACTGAATCTTTAATCTGACCAGCCGAGCGGATAATTTTATTTGCCATCCCTTGGAACTCAGGACCTAGAGCCTGAACTTTAAGGGCTAAATTCTGTAATTGAGTGACAGCTCTTTTGGTATTGGCAGAGGTTGCAATCCTATCAAAATCTTTCTCGATCTGCCTAGCCATCGCATCGGTTGCCGTGCTTATTTTGTCGCCGCTTGCGCCTGTGATCTTTACGGCGTCTTGAAACCCTTTTTTAAGTTTTTCAATGTCAGCTCCGATGACAATATTTATTTTATTTTCAGCCATTATCTATTATAATTAATTATGTAATCCTGAGCAATATGATAAATTCCTTCCTCGCCTGCGCTGTCATCGCTTAGTAAAACTTCATTATCGAATTTCGCTTGATGAACGACCACCGAATTAAAAGTCCCTGGGTTAATTTGCATAGCTGTTCTAGTTTTATCCGCAATGTCTAAACATGAGGCGAGCGTCAATCCAAAAATGGAAATCTGCACCCTTGCAAAATCAGATTTTGAATATCCGCTTTGAGTATTATTCGCGACTAGGGAAACTTGATAATAAGATATAGCAGGAAAGCTCGTCGCCTGCGGTAGTCTCAAAGGACTTATGCGACCAGATACAGCCGTGTTTAAGGGGCTATTATTAGTCAATATGTTATATACTGCTTTTAAAGATTTCACAGTCGCAATTTATCGAATAAGTCTTTATTCTCAGTTACAAAATTAACGACATTCACGGGATCAGTTTTCTCCCATGAAAATATACATATATTTTGCGGTTTTATGGGCGTTCCTTTTTTTGCATGAGGGCTTAAAATCATAGCTGCAAGCCATCGAGTCCGTTCCATTTCTGATCGATAAATCTGCATTTCTTTATTTCTTAACCCATCGAGCCTGGACTTAAAATAATAGGGAGTTACATTCTCCCATTCGCTCGGAGTGATGTTCATTTCTCCGAATGATATTCGATGGATGTCGATCCATCTTAAAGGTTTACTATTGGATTCCTCAGAGCCTTTTATTCTGGGCTCTTCACTTGAAAAAAATCACCCACCGCCTTAGTAAATGCCTCAACAGCAAAGTTTAAATCTTCAAACGAATCTATATCGTCGCCTAATTCTTCACTTGTTTTATACGGCATTTCAATTTTTTCGCGTTTACAACCAGCTTTAATTCCGTAAAATGCGCAGTCTCTAGCAAATTTTAAAGATTTTACGAATTGCATTTTATCACCAAAAGCAGAAAAATCTTCCATTTGCGAAGCCTTCATGACATTCTCAATCGCTGTCATGTTAAAAAATATAGGTAAATTTTTAAATTCCATATTACAAATATAATAAAAAAAAGGGGACGCAAGCCCCCTAATTTATGGAATATGAAAACACGAAATCTACTTTATGCTACGGTGCCAACGGTCAACGTGCCACTGCCTTGCAATGAGCAGCTGAATGTTGCCACATCGTTTACAGGTGCAGACCATGCAAAGTTAGTCAATAAAGCTGAACCAGACAATTTCATGTCCCCTGTTACGTTTGAAGTCATAACAACTGTAATCAAAGCGCCTGCCACTAGATCAGTGATAATATCTTTCGCAGAATGTCCAGATGCAACAGAGCCGTCCTCTTCAAAGATACCTTCAAAGCTCATTGTCCATGAGTTTAAACCGACTAGAAATTCTTTGTAATTTCCGCCGTCTTTATTAGTTGCGTCAATTGTGTCTTTTGTCATTTCGAAATCAGCACTCGTGCCGTTTGCGATTTTTGTTAATACGCCGCTTACATCTTTATATAAGCTTACAAGCGTGCCGTTTACTAGTCCTGTGGTAGCCATTTGTATATTATTTTAGTTTTTCTGTTGCAAGTTTAAAGACTCTTTTCGAAACATTTGTTACAATATTCGAAGAGTGCGCGTCCATTGCAGGTCGCATAAATGGGCGAGCTGTTATGTGCCCTCTGTATTCCCCGTTCTTTGTATAACGCGGAGCTGTGCCATATTCAAAAGTATGTGCTAATTGACCACGAAAGCCGCCATAATAACGCGGGCCAATTAATACTGTTTTGGTAAATTTAGATTCATTTTTCTCAATGAAGCCAATTGAATTTTTAATGTCTGTCGATGGCGCTTTGCTCTGGGCTGTGTTTATAATTGCCTTCGATTCATCTCGCACAATTTTTTTAACCTCCTCTTCAGAGATGGTCTTATTTGTTTCCTCAAGTTTCTTGAGCAATTTATCAAGCCCCTCAATCATTCTGTCAATTGGGTATTAAGTTTAATATACATATCTCGATCAATTAATTTAATCGAAATAATATTATAATTTTTACCGTTTAATTTTACTCTGTCGTTTACGCCTATACTCATGTATCTTAAAGTAAAATTAACAGTCTGTTTATTCTCTCGAGTGTCTGCATAGATTCCCTCTGTGCCACCATCTGCAGGCTCGTAAGTGCTCCAAGCGTCTGCTAGTTTAGCCCATGTTTTTAAACGCTCTCCTGTGTCTGCATTTACAGAATTTGTATATCTGTAAATTTCAATAGGGGTGTCAAATCTTCCTGCATTCATTATCCAAATACTGATATTTTAAATTTGTCTAACAAGTGATTTGCTCCGAATGGCATGTCGCTTGAAATAGTTCCGACGATTATATTTTGACGGTTATCATAATACTGCGCAATCATAAGCATGCAAGCGATTTTTATTGTATCTGGAAAGTCCGCAGTTGAGAATCCCTCAGTCACCTCGACAATATATTTTGTATTATCATCTGTAAGCGTTGGGGGTAAATTGTTAATAAATATATTTATACCAAAATCAGAAAGTAAATCTGGAGAGTCAATCCAATCCGTTGCAGAAAACTCAGTGATTGCATTATTTTGATTTACATAATACATTTTCTCAATGTCAATAACTCTGGATGCAACTCTCAAATAATTTCCAATAGTCAACGGCGCTCCATTCAATGGATTCATTAAAGCAGGCTGACCAACAAGTGAATCAAAACCATATCTAACGACTGCCTCTGGAATAGAAAAACCCACATAATAAGAGGCCGCCTCAATAGATGCAGTGATTAGAGTCGAAATATACGAATCGTCAGAAGAATGAGTGACTCTTAAGTGAGCTTTCGCTTCCGCTACAGAAATGTAGTCGGTGTATGCGTTATTCAAAGAAACTATTCTGCGGCCTGTTATCATGTTAGTCGAATTCTGGATTAATTGGTTTTTTCTTTTTTACTTCCTTAACTTCCTCACAATAGCCCTCTTGAATTAAAATGTCGGCTTGTTTGCTTTCAAGTTCTGCAACGTCCCCAATTGCATAGCATAAATTCAATGCTATTGGATATTTAATAAAAATAACTTTTTTCATAGTTGGCAAATGTGGGCGAGAATTAACCGCCCACACTTCACACGATATACGTCGTGCCGTTTATTTTTTATGCAACGATGTCCTTACATACGCTGAACGCTTTCGGCTGCAACAAGTTTACATCCATATAAGCATTTAGCACCATGTTAGTCAATCCTGCAGTTGCTCCAGAATATGGATCTACAGTCAACTCCATACCACCCCAAGAAGCTACAGCTAATTTGCTGAAATCTCCGAAGATCATTGCAGACAATGTTGAGCTTGTACCTTTTGACAAGTTGCTTGGGACGTTGGTTGTAGTCGCTAACGGATAACCATTCAACTCACCTGCACCGCTTTGTAAAATGAAGTTACCTTCAACACCACTAGATTGACGGCCTGTAACTTGCAAAGCAGCTTTTACTAACGGGTTGGTTAAATAAGCCTGCCCCATAGCGTTGTTATTTTCAACAGCTTTCATTGCGTTTACAACGTCAGCCCAAACAATTGCAGCTCCGTTTGCGTTGGTGCTGTTTGAACTTGCGCCACCTGCATATATTACGTTTACATTGCTGTTCCCAATAATACCTGTTGGCTCGTTAGATCCACCGCCTTTAATAGCAGCTTTCTCTAATTCAATAGCCATTGCATTGATCAAATATTGACGCACATAGGCATCAATTGAATTTGATGACTGACGCAATAACTGATTTGAAACTTGAATGTATGCAGCCAATCTTTTTGGTGAAAAACTGATTTTTGAAAATGCAGGAGATTTCTCAGTCGCAGTTCCGTTTTCAGTATTCCATCCAGCAGCAGGCTGAGTGCTTGCAGTTGGAAGATCTAAGTTTCCAGTCAAGTTATCAAAACGAGTGATTCCTAAACCATTTAAAACGGTTGCAGGTAATAACACATCAATGATCCCGCCAACATTGGTCTGGATGTTTACGCCACCCTCAGAACCCGAAGTTCCGCCTGTAGCTGACATGTCACGTTTGAAAACGTCAGACGGCAACAATACAGAGTGAGCGCTTACGCTTACGCCTGCACGTTGGAATTCGTCAGCAGCCTCTTTGTGCATCTCAAATTCAACACCATCTCTGCGGCCAGTTGTAGCTTGTTCAATCGCTCTTTTGAAAGAGTATTGAGCAGCCATTTTAGAGCGCTCAGTTTTTTCGCTAGTTGAAGCTGCGCCATATACTGGAGCGCTTGCAACTTTCTCAGATGCTCTCATTTGTAATTTCTCAAGAGTTTCAGTCTCAGACGCAATAACGTCTAAACGAGCGTCGATTTCAGAGAAACGATTTTTTTCAGTCTCAGACATTGAACGCGCTTCAACGTTAATGCTGTTTTGAAGGTTGTTCAATTCTTCGATTAAACGTCCTTTTTCTTCTTTCAAAGCTTTGATTTTCATTTATATTTTGTTTTTAGTATTTCTATTTGATCAGATTCATTCTGTTTTTTTGGCTTAGTCAAATCTAAGCTGCGAGCCTCTGCCTCTGTGTCTACATAGGCAGGATAAGTCACAGGGCTCACGTCATATAAATCCTCGATTTCTTTAATAATATGCAATGATAAATCGCCGTATTTCTCAGATTTCTCCCATGATCTATCTTTTACCGTAAATGCAAATGAACTCTGAGTTATATCACCGCGCATAATACTGCGAGCGACTTGCATGTGCAATGGATTTTCATAATCTGGAATCCAAGTGTACTCTAAATTCCCGTCTGCGTTTACATATACATTGCAAGTGTTTGCTTTTGTACGCCCAAGGATGCACTCGCTTTCATGGTTAAATAAACAGCGGATGTCATAATCTTTTTTTAACGCGTTGTCGAATGCGCCTCTGAGAATTTTTTCCTCAAAGTATTTTAGATCTGTTGTAACGTCCACAACAGCAGCGATGCCGCCAAATTGCTTTGGCATATTTTCGCCCTCTGCTCTGTAGTTTACACTTCCTAATACTCTAAATGTTTTCATGCCTGTGTATTATTATTGTTTCCGTCGGGATTATTATTTGAATATGCGCTACTCATAAGCTGCTCAATCTTTGCATTCATGTAAGCCTCGAATTGGTCCGCAGGAATCAAATTCGCCTCAACATAGTATTTCTCACCACCATCGAAACCGTTGGCGTCCTCGAATGCTCTCGCCTCGTTTGGGCTTAACCATCCGCCTCGAATTCCTTTATTATAAAAGTCAGCTCTATCGTTTGCGCTGGCTCTCAATAATGAATTGAAATTGAATTTAAAATAAAAAAATGTTTTATCAGTCTCAGTTAATAACTTTCTGCGAAGTTCCTGCTCGATGTTTATGCAATAACTCATTAAAGTTCTTGAATAAAAGTCTTGATATTCCTGCTCAACACTTGATTTAATTCCGTCCTTCGCCCCTATCATTGAAGCCGGTACACCAAAAATTCGAGCGATTTCCTCAGCCGAGAATTGACGAGCTTGAATATATTGAGCCTCCTCTGGAGTCATGGAAAGTTTTTCCATTTCAACTCCATGAGGCAATACTGTACTGCGTTGGTTTCCTTCAATTACATCATCCAAAGATTTGCGCAATGGTCCCGCCTGCGCTTGATCAATTTTTGATTGTGATTTTAAAATGAATTTTAATGTTCCATTTTTGTAAACCGCTGCGCTCGACTTAATAGCAGCGAGATCAATACCCAATGTTTCGGCGTGCATTATAATCGGAGATTTACCAACCAATACATTATCAGTTGACAAACCTTTGAAGTGCAACATATCACTTGCAGGAATAACAGATGGGAAGCCTGGAGCGTTTACTCTATAAAACATCTCACCATCCATAAGGTAAGCTGAAACTGAATCGCTCACAATTGGATGAATAGATGTCGCAATAAATCTCTCGTCCCTGTTTATCAATGCGTAAGCGTTACCTTTTAAAACTAATTGCGATGTCATGAAATTCATAAAATCAAATTTCGTTTGATATGGATTCGGCTCGTTTAAAACATAGTTAGAATAATGAGCCACAACTTGACGCTTATTTGTGCCATCGTCGAAATATAATTTAAATGATAGACTTGAGATAGCGTCTGAAATAACTCTGACGCAAGCGTGCACGCTCGCAATGCTCATTGCGCTATTGGCGTTTACAGCTACTCCGCTAGTCGTTTGGCTTCCAAATAAAGAAGTCAACGATTGCATAAGCCAGTCAGTCGGAGCCGACAAGCTTGATCGCTGTTGTGTTTTTGGTTTGAATATGCTTAACAATGAAGCCATGCCACAATATTAAATTACAGATTTATTTTTTTTGTTACAATTTAGGATGAGTTCGCATATATCGACTCAGAGTCGCACGAAAAACAACATAGCTGCTGTATTTATTTTTCCCATATTTCTCACGGTACAGGCTCTCACAATATTCGTAAGCCTCGCCGTATGTTTTAAAATTCGGCAATTCATTATAATAAATCTTAATAAAGTCTTCATGACTAAATATTTGTAAACCATAGTTCTGCATCCTGTACGTTTTTAGATTGTTCTTGCATATATGTTCCCAATGCCATGACTATAGACACAGGCCCATCGACTTTATCCCCAGACTTGGCTTTGTCAATTTTAATATTAGCAGCTGGATCCTGCCTCAATAATATATTGCTCATCATCCATCGAGTTACAGGATTGCTGTCATGCTGTAGCTCCGCAATGTTAACAAGTCGCTCGAGTTCCTTTGTTGGCGCCGACATTGAAACAAAACCCTGTCCAAATGGATACATCGTCATTCCTTCATTCCCTAACTCAATGACTAACTGCGTAGCGTTAAATCTATCAAATGCAATATCTTTAATATCATATTGATCAGATAATTCTAAAATCTTTGATTTGATAAATGAATAATCCGTCACGTTGCCATCCGTTAAATGAATCCAACCTTCATGCGCCCACGTCCTAATAGATACTCCAATTTGATCATTCCTTCGTTGCGCTGCTGCATCTGGAAGCCAATACCAAGTTTTGACTTTGTAGCCATCCGATGGCCAAATTAAACTGAAAGCACAAAAGTCACCTGTCGACGCCAAATCTAATCCGCCATAACACTCTCCCACAGGATCGACATCGTTTGTGCATGCAATCCATTTTTCGTCACTGATCCAAGTTGTGGCAGTGTCTGTCCAAACATTTAATAACTTCGTTTTAAACTCAACCTGCTTATGTGGTAACTCGCGAGCTTCGTTCAATCCTTCCTCAAGTTGGCGAGGGTTTACACTTACGCCCCAATTCGGATTGGCTTTCTGCCAATTGGCTGAGTCCGTCCAATCGTCATTGTCATCCAAACTATAGATCACAGAAAACAAAGCGTCATCGTTTACCCCTTTATTTAAAACCTTAACGCAATAGTCTCTATGTTTATAACAGGCCGACTCACGATTGAATCCCGCTGTTGTAATTGTAAATAGCAAAGGTTGAGATCTGGCTCCCATTGAATTCCGAATTACGTTATATAACTCATCATTGCTATGCGCGTGATATTCATCAATACAGCAAAAGTGCGTATTCAATCCATCCTGTTTACCTGGATTCCATTCGAGAGGTCGATAAACGGACGTGCCGAAATTTATCCTTCTGTTGTTCACAGAGTTATAAACGTTGACATCATCTCGAAGCCAATCCAACTGCTTGCACACTCGAGCGCCTTCCGAAAATACCATCATTGCCTGGTCGAGTTTTGTAGCTGCAGAATAAACCTGCGCCCCTTCCTCACCATCTGCGATTAAGCCGTATAACATTATAGCGTTTGAAAATGTCGACTTGCCATTTTTACGAGGGACCTCGACATAAGCCCTCGTAAATCTTCGAGTGCCATCCAATTTTAAAAATCCGAAAATATTAGCAATTATAAAATGCTGCCAAGGTTGTAGCAGAAATTTCTTGTTTGCGTATAAACCGACGGAATGCTCTAATTCCTCGATGAACTGCACAGCGTGCAAATATAAATCATTTTCAAATTTTATATCCTTTCGCTTTAAATCTGCTTTAAATCTTTTACACGCGTTTACAACGTGTTTGCACGCTGCAATCTTTTTTGAAATTACATCGTCACAATATTGGATCGCTCTGCTCATCTTCAATTATTTTCGTGAATGTCCTATTCTCGAAATATTGTTTGTTTGTGTTCGCTAAGAATTCATTTCGATACACTATCGGTTCATGATGCCATAAGCCGAATTTATCGCATCCTTGGAATTTCTTTCCTTGCGACATCTCAATTATAAAACCGCTACCCGATTTTACTATTCTGTATTTTCTTGCCATGAGTTAAAAGTTCTAATTTAGTTATTTTTGTTTTTTGTTTGTCCTGTAGTTGAGTCATTGCCAAAATCTTTGCAATGTCCTGCGTTGCTTTTAAAGATTGCTTGCGTATTGTGTACCATGGGTTAATCATTGGATAACCGCTCGGAGCTTCCGTTATCTCTTCGACTTCGTTTATTTTGTGACATGCCCTCTCAAATGTTTCCATTTCCACGGCATACGCAGCAATCAAATCCAGGTCCACGCAATTTTTATTTGCTGTGAAATCCTCAACAATATTTTTATAAATTTCCCGAGCTCTTTTGTTCAAATGTTTCATAATCAATACAAATATATATAAAAACCCCCTTTTGTTTACTTTCTTGTGTGTGAAATAAAG